ATTTGTAAATCATACAAAACTTCGTCCTAGATTTGTGTGTGCGATGCGTGGAAGTAAATGGTTTCTATCAACTTATGAAGAAGACTTAGGATATAAAGTATTTGTGACAACTCACGCTACACTTCGTTCTGTAATAGAGCAAAAGGGTTCTCCTTTTATTATGGAATGGTGTATGAAGAATAAAATAGGACTTAAGATATTTGATGAGTTTGATACAGAAGTTGACAGTATGCTAAGACTTGATTTTATAACTTCAGTTAGATATAATTTATATTTATCAGCAACTACATTTAAAAATGGACAATTTGATGATGCTGCTTTTCAAAAGATGATAAAGGATATTCCAAAATATGGTAAAGATTTCTATTTAGAAAAACCTAATAGAGTAGCATATATTTATGGATTTAAAACTGAACCTACAAGAGAAGATAGAAATAGTTGCTATAACTACAGAGGTAAGTTTGTTCCTGATAAGCATATGGCTCTTAATATGAAATCTAAAAACTTTTGGGACACTTTAGAAAATATCGTAAAAACTCATGCTATTCCTATATATGAAATGGATAAAGGACATAAGGTAGTTATAATGTGTGGGAAGATTGAAAACTGTAAAATAGTAAAGGACTTCATAATAGAGAAGTTTAATATTCCTTTAAAGCATATAGCTGAGTTTCATAGTGAAGTGCCAAAAGGTGAAAAAGAGTTTGCTCTTACAAAGCCTTTTATAATATCAATAACTGATAGTATAGGTAGAGGACTTGATATATCAAAGATTAAACTTACAATAGATATGGAGACTTATGCTGGTGGTTCTATATTTAAACAAGCCACAGGAAGAAATGGTCGTGTAGGTGGAGAAACTGGTATTTATATTAAAGCATTTGATAAGTCTTATAAAGAGACTATAAGATACTATATTAAACTACATAAATTCTTTGATGAAGAATTTAAAATGTTTAAAGAAATAAATATATCAAAACATCTGGAAGGAGAGGATAAAAAATGACGACAGAATATATAAGATTTGTAACAATAACAACTTGGGATGCTCTTATGAAGGCAGGTATATTCTTAATGATATTAAATTATGGTATACTTTTTAACTGGTACAAATATAAAAATAAAAAAAGAAATAATAAAAAAGGACAGTTAAAACCAAGAAAATGGTATTTGTTTTTAATAGTGTATTCTGTACTTGCTCTTATGTATATGTATACAAATTGGAGGTAAGTATATGATACATCATGAAAAGTATTTAGTTTTAGAAGATGTGGTGTATTCAACTACCCACATCTTACTTGAGCTTATGGCTAAAGTATATTTGAAATACTATGAAAGTCCCGAAGTTTTAGAAAGTTGTGATGATAAAACTGTAGAGAACTTTGCAACTATATCACATATACTAAGTGTAGTATATAAAGATGAAAGACCTTATAATAAAGAGTCTTTATTTAATATCGCTATGTCAAGACCTGTTGATGATTACATAGGAGTGTCTGACGAGCTCTTAGACTGGCTTTTAGAACAATTTACATCTTTAGATGATATAATAGTCAAGTCATCACCCATAATGGCTTTAGTGGGTGCACCAGAGATTATATGCGTGTATCAGCCTAAAAACAAACTTGAGAATTTAGCAATAAGAAAGTTAGGACTTACAAAATATTTAGATAAGTCAAACCTTATAGATGATATAGAATTCTTTAGTGAGCTTGAAAAATTAAAAGCTGAGCCTAAAGATGATAGACCGTCTATATTAACAGCTAATCAAATTGTACTTGATAAATACGGACAAGATTTTCCAATTCTAGCACCTGTCAATTTCCCTTGGTTTCCTAAGGATGCTATAGGTGTTGTAGAAGTTTGGAGTTTTGATAAATTTAAAAAGAAAGAAGAAAAGGAGAAAGAAGATGGAAGTAAAATTGAATGACAAATCAGTTGTAGACACAAGACATGAAATAAAGGAAGTATTACTTGAATCAAACCACGCTGAAGTAAAACCTGAGGTAATATCTCATATACTTCATGATATGGCAAAAGTTTTAGAAAAATCATATGGTCCTACTGGAGCTTCAACTCTTATGATTACAGGAGAAAAAGAAAATGCTTATGGAACTATGACAAAGGACGGATTTACTCTACTTTCTAAAACTAAGTATTTTCACCCATTACCTGTAGCTTTAAAGAAGTTACTTTTAAATTCTATGCTAGGAGTATTAAAAACTGCAAGTGATGGTACTACAACTACTACACTTCTTATAGATAAATTATATACTTCAATGTATACAAACTTTAAAGGAATGGGAGTACCAGCACAAGTTTATCAAAATATGGCAAAGGGTGTAGTTAAAGATATAATAGAAGAAATAGATAAGATTGCAATGTATGGTAAAGCAAACATCGAAGATTTATTTGGTATTATAGATACTACTACAAATAATGATGAGGAGCTTGCTAATACTTTAAGAGAAGCTGTAAATGAAGTAACTGATGGTGGAAGATATCTAAATGATATATCTTTAACTTTCAAACAAGATGGAACTGTACAAGGTTCTAAATATGAAGTAAAAGAAGGATATACTATTCCAGCATCTCCTATAGGTTTCCCAAGAGCAGTTTTAAGAAGAAAGGTTATTCCTATTATAGTTAATAACAATATCGGAACTGGAGAAACTATAAGAGCTCTTATGACTTTATATACGGCTTTAGGTAGAAGCTATGCTGAAACTATTAAGCAAGGAGTAAATATAAATCAACTACCACCAGTAATGCTTATTACTTATAATCTACAATATAAAGAAGTTTTAGAAAGAGAAATGGTGCTATTTGCAAATCAGTTAAAAGAAGAATTTGACTTAAATTATGTACCAGTATATATCTTAGAATATAACTATGACGGTACATTACTTTCATTAAATGAACATAAAGACTTTGAATATTTAATAGGACAAACTCAAGCTTATGAACTTGATAAGAAAGTAAAAGATATATTCCCAGATGATACTAACCTTTCTGATGAAAGAAAAGAAGAAAGTGTTGTTAAATATGTCTTTGATAGATTTATATCTGGTAAAATGCAAACTGTAGATGCTATTATATCTAAATCTTCTACAACTTTATATAACTTCAATGAAGATAGAAAAAATGAACTTGAAATATCTTTAAAAGAAGAAATAGAAGATAATGCTTCAGATAAAGAGAAAGTTGAACTTTTACAAAGAAGACTTAGAAGAGTTACTGGTAAATATGCTGAGATAATTGTAGGTGGAGAAAATAGCTGGGATATAGGAAGAAAAGCTGATGCTATAGAAGATAGTTTAGGAGCTATAAGAGCTGCTATTTCATCAGGAGTTTGTGGTGGAATGTCTACTCTTATTATGAAAGTATATAATAGAGTTATGAATAGATATAGAGGTAGAGCTCATCAATTTGCAATACTTTATGATATATATAATGCTTACTGTGAATTATTTGACATACTTCTTACAAATGCTGGAGTTGAACCTAGAGAATATGTAGATGATGAAAAAGGTCGTATCAAAATAAAAGGATTTATAGATAAAGTGTATTATTCTCAATATTTTGATATAGATAGTTTACTTGAAGAATTCGACTCAAGAAAATCTATGAGATTCTCATTCGATATACACTCTATATTAAATACTCTTGCAAAAGGTCATAAAGTAGAATCTAAAGACCATATCGCTTTCCATGTTTTAAATAGTATAGATGGTGAAAAGAGAATACTCGAAGCATCAGTTCAAGCTGTACTTTCTTTAATTTCTATGAACCAAATAACTATGCCTGACCAATATGACGTTGCAGCATATAATACAAATACATTATAAAATTAATACTGGGCGTAATGCCCAGTATTCTTATTCTTTAATTTCGATATACTTATGTAATACTTCAATAAGAATTGATACATTATTATCATCAGCCGCTTTATTATAAGTGAGAGTTAGTTTCTTAGTAGTTTTATTAAAATCAAAATCCCAAGTAGATTTATTAGACTTCATAGTATAAACCATAAATGTTGCTATATCACTTAAAACTTGTGCTTCTTCATCATTATCATCAAGCTGTATTATAAAACTATTTGCTCCACTTGCTAAGTTTCTTTTAAATAAACTTCTTTTCTTATAAAGATATTTCTTAGTCTTACCATTTACTTCAAGCTCGGCTTGTCTTGCTACTATTAAACTATCTACTCTGTCTGATAGCTTTTTAATAGCTTCGGCTGATACAACTTTATCAGTTCCACCTTGAGATATAATAGCAGTTATATCCTTTTTATTAATAGCATTATCTTGAATATACTTAAGTGCTTTACCCGATACAACATCAGTATCATCTATAGTAAGTTTACCAGTAATTGGATTTTCAGTACCGTCAGCGATAGATGCAAAATCAAGTGATGATACTCTATAGACATGAAGTCCACTTGTAGCTGTTGGAACTTCTATACTATACGGATATGTAGCAGGAGCAGCATTAGTTGCAAAATACATAGATACAGCACCAGCTGATGTAGCTGACGGCATATTACATATTAAGAACTTATCTCCCGATTTTATATCACTCATAGCTTTAAGTTCATCTTCATCATTAAGAAGAATAGGAACTCTACTCCAATTAATAACCCTTTCATTTGCACTATCTTGAAACTTCTTATAAACATCAAGAGCTATTGGAAGCTCAATAAATTCAGTTCCATTCCAATAATGTAGTGCTTTACCTGTATCATTTAAGAAAGGTACACCAGTACAAATATTTGCATATCTTGTAACTTCATTTTTAACCTTAGGATTATTAGATAAGTTTATCTTAATTTCAACTGAAGTTGCGTCTCTTACTTGAGAGATATATCTCCAATGAAGTCTACCTTTAGTATCTGTGATGCTAAATCTATTAACTCTTAAAATCTTCTTTTCGTCAAAACCGTATATAGCAGTTACTTCGAGTTTCATTTGGTCTATATTATCAAATGAGTATATATCATCAGCATCTGATATAAACGGTCTTAGAAGCCTTGTGTCTTTATTAGGCATTATAAAAACCTCCTTTTTATATATTAAAACCTAAAAAAATGTTTGAAAATGGTATATTGGTGGGCGTTATGCCCACCAATTAATATGTGCATCACCCAAGCCTATTATCTTTCGTATTGCTTTCCATATAGCTTTTCTATAGCTATAACTCTACATACTTTACCATTATGGTCTTTCACATAGAAATCGTTAAATTCTATATCTTTTGTAACTTTAGATATATCAAATATATCAAGCCAGCATTTAACCTTTGAAGCCATAAGTCTTCCTTTAGCATCTCTAAAGTCAGTTCTTTTAAGTAGAACTTGAGATGTATCAGGACAAGACACTTTTACTCTATATGCAAGCGGTTCATCACATATAGAACCCATAGCAATTATAGTAGCTCCAGTTCTATAATCTACAAGTCTTGAATATATAGTTTGTCCTTTCTTATTATAGATAATCTCTCTGTACCATCTTTTTATTTCTTTATAGTTTCCTGTAAAGTTTTCTACATAGTGCTCAAATCTATCTCTTTCTTTGATATAGTCTACATTCATTATCACTCAACTCCTTTTAATTAAACCTTTTCCATAAAGACTCATTGTATACATTAGTTGTATCTTTGTGAAGAAAATCTCTTATGGTTTTTCTAACTTCACTTTCAGATACACCGTCATATATTTGTATACATACCTTCTTGACTATTTCTTCGTTTTGGAAAAATGTATTTAATTCTACCCATATATCTTTACCTAATTTATCTTCCCAATATTCAAAGTGCCAATCGGGAACTCTATAATCTTCACTAGGAAAATGTGCATACCTTTTTATATTGTATTTAGCTACACTATTAACTACATTATCCGGATTATATCTCTTACCATAATCTACACTACGAGATAATATATTATATATGTCAGGTTCATCTCTATCAGCCGATGCTACTATTTCAGCTTCTATAGAGAAGTAATTATCTTTAAAATGAGATGAATGCTGAAGTATTGCATTTGCTATTATAAGTTTTTCACTATCTGTAAGCTCTATATCCTTTGTAAACTCTCCCTTTCTAAATAGATTGAAAGATATTACATTATGGTCTTCTCTTTGTATACAAGAACCAGCATCATGGAAATTAGCAGCAAGTATTACACATTTTAAATCAGCTTCTATATTCTTTTTATCTTTAAGCCACATATACATATCAAGGGCTCTTTTCTTTACAAGTTCTATATGGTCTCCCATATGAGCAGCATCTGCTCTTGTGTAAAAATCCATAGTATTCATATGAGCTTTGTGTTCATATTCTTCATTAGTTACCATAGGATTAACACCTCCTTTTTCTTAAAAAATTGTTTGTAAAACGCACAACATCAGTTTGATATGAATTATTTTCATATAGAATCCTATTAAATAGTGCGTGTCGCATAAAATGAGAAAATAAAAAGTGACAAATAAGTTCTGATACTTTCCCTGTCACTTCAAATACTTTCTCGCTATTGTATAACTATACTTTATATATTAAATGACAGCTGGGGGTAACCCCAGCAAACTCATTATTTAAAAATTAATAACACGAATGTAGATAGAGTAGTCATTACTATATCACTCGAATTTATAATAAAATTTGTTAATGTTGTGCGTGTCGCGTAATTAATCGAAATGTAAAATATACCTTTTACGTTGATGCATATAACTGCAAAACGGACGGAATATCGCTGGGGTAATACCCAGCCTTATTCTCACCCTAAAATTCATATAACACATATATGATACTAAAGCATGTGTGGCTCCATGCAATATTGGTTGCAAACAATATTGGGTCGGTCGACGGACCTCCAAGGTTCCAATCCTTGTAGTATCTATAATATTCGGGCTGGGTCGTACCCAGCCATACGCTTTGTCTAAAAATTAGATAACATCTAAGTACGAAGAGTGTAGGTTGTGGTACGAAACATGAGCGGTTGTGCATGTGCTACTATGTATCGTCCTAAAGCTTTGGGAGACGGTATGTGGTAGGCTTTACTCTATCCTAGGTTGCAGAGGAAACAAGGTTCGACTCCTTGCTACTACGATACTACGCCACCGGTGAAAGATACAGTGCTGGGGTTATTCCCCAGCTGTATCGTTTGCTTCAATTTCTTTTATTTTGCTAATAAACTCTTTAGGTCTTGAGAATACATCTTCTGGCGGTACATGTGTTAGATATGTCCTAAAAGGTCTCATAAGTATATTATTAAGATTAGTAGAATTAAGTGGAAGTCTCATCTCATCTAATGATAAAAACATGTAAGGATTATAACTTAACTGACATCTTTCCTTTTCCATATGTAGCATCATGAAAGGAGATGAATAACTTTCAGAAAGTCCATTTGTTACATAATTCCTTAATACCTTTTTGAAAGCATCTACAAATTCAGGTTCTGCTGTCTTTTCATCAATAAGCTCGAATAAGAATTTATTATCCTCACTCATTCTTCTTATCCAAGTATTTAAAGCTATAATAACTGTAACTTCTTCTAATTCTTCTATAAAGTAAAAGTAAGTGCCATCTAAGTTTAAAGCCTTATGACTATCCATAAAATCTATAAGCCAAGATGTAGGGTACTTCTTATAAAATACCATAAAGTCTTCATAGAAGCCTTTAAATAGTCCCATATGAGTTGCACATTCCATATCAGCAACTGTTTTATTCCATAAAGCATCATATGACTTTTCTCTTCTTTCTTTCATGAAGAAAGCGAAATCATACCAGCTATTTACTTTCATAAATTCAAAGTATCTCTTTTCATTCTCAAAAGATAAAGAGTCGGCATTTGCCGACCCAACTTTACCTTTCTTGAATGAATGAAATAACTTAGTCATATACAAGAATTGAGCAAAGTCCATTATGAAAGCCTTGTCACTACCTTCATATTTTCCTAAGTCTACTGTATCCTTTTTCTTGTTAGCTTTTAAAAATTCAATGAAGTCTCCAAAGAATTTTTGTTTTAAAGTTAGTTTCATTTCATTCCTCCTATATAAGTATTATTTCTTGGTAGTAAACACAAGCTTCAAGAATTTTCCTGATGTGCGTACTAAATCTGTAGGTTTAGGTATAAAGATATCTTTTGATATATTAATCTTTATACCAGTTAAGTTTACAGTTTCACCTAAAAGATTTATAGGCTCTGTATGCTTTCTCAGAGTTGCTTTAACTACATCTTTTATATCTTTCTTGAAGAACTCTACTTTACCACCACTCTTGGTTATAGCTTCATAGAAGTTTCCATCTTTTCCAGCTATATCATACTCCGTACCATCAATTACTATTCTTGATAGGAAACGAAGTAAAAGCCAAGTTTTAGTACCAGCTATTCTATTTAAGAAAAAGCCGATAATAGCTTTAGGTAAATCCATTACTCTTAGATTTTTTATTTTACCTAAGAATGCAAATATGTTTACATATGATAATAGTTTCTTAAACATTCTATCACCCCCTTAAGCATCTATGATATTTGTGACAAGTCTTTTACCATCAGTATTACGAGGACATACTATATGTAGTTCCTGTATTACTGGTGCTAAAAGTGAATTGATTAGAACCAGTGAATTATCTGTATTCACAAGGTCCAATATGAAATCAGGGACAACCTCAGATACTATAGGATACGCTATTTTAGATATATCATTTTCTGTCCAGTATGGTATATCTTCGGCAGATATCTTAAGCTTTCTTTGTTTCTTAAGCTCAAGTGCCTTAGCTCTTACATCTTTCCAATCATCTGCTGATTTAATATATGACAAATCGAAGTTTTGATGTACAAACGAAATGAACTCGTACTTCTTCGATTTGGGATTATCTAGTATTTCTACTAGGTGTCTTTTTATCATAATGGTGTTTTTCTCATCAAGCCAAGCCTTTATTTTTGTATATACTTCGGGGTGTTTCTCTTTAAACTTATCAGTTATACTAATAGGAATAGCATAAAAAGATGCTGGTGTTTCTATTATATCTTTTTCTTCTGTAGCAAGAGCATTCCATAACGTAACCGCTTTATATCTATAATCTGATATATCAGTTTCGTCAAGCTTTGTCTTTAATTTCAGTGCTACGCAATAATCAAGAAGTCTATTATCTTTATGAGCATCAAGTATATTATTTGTAATTCTTCTTGTATCAGCTATTATATCTCCTATAGCTAACTTCTCAGACTTTAATACCTTAGATACTATACCTTCCACATTATCTCCTATATTCGAATTAACCGAAGACTTCTTAAATACAAGTCCTTTTACATCAAGCTTAGGTTTAGGATAAGGTTTACCTTCTTTTAATGATATAAGTCCAATATAGTTCTTCTTTCTTGAAGTTATAAGAAGTTTTAAATATAAAAATTCATTCTTAAGTTTTAGACAGTTATTCTTTTCAGGTAATATATTTACATGTCTTTTATATCTTGCAAGAGCGGTATCTATTACTTGTGTCATAATAATAGCACACATATTAGATATAGTATAGAAAGTATTATCATCATCTGAAGATGGAATATTATCTACAGTTTCTTTTAATATATCATATAACATAAAGTATTCATTTTCATAAGATAAGAAGTTACTATCAGTATCTATAACTGGTATCATTTGCCTATCTATTGATTGTATAACTTCTTGCGAATTTGAAGCTATAACTTCTCTTTCAGCTATATAATCAGATGAGTATACATACATAGCAGTTAATACTTGGTCTGATATTCTTCTTAAGTTATCTATATAAATATTTGCTTCTTCAAAAGGTACTTCATTTGGGTCTAAGAAAGGTATATTTTTTGATATACTATCTTTCATGAACTTTGTGATATTTTCTTTAAATATATTAAGCTCAGTTACTCTTTTAAAGTTATTCTTAAAGAATATCTTACATCTTTCGTGAGTTGTATATTTCTTAAGTATAGCTTCAATAAGCGGTCTATCGTAATGGTCCATTAGATGAAACTCATCAAGTATTCCTAAGGTTTCTGATTTACCATACATGTGCTTATTATATACTTCAGTCATATCAAGAAGTATATCTTTATCTATTTCGGATTTAGCCGCATTTTCGAAGTAAGTTAGAAGTGCTTCAGTCTTTTGTGGTATTCTCTTACCAAAAGCTCCCTCTATTGAAAGAGCTGATACTGATATAGAACTTCTACCACGAGTTGTAATACTATCTCCCAAATCTCTATTATAAAATCTTGAATACGGATTTGTAAGTACACCATAATATGTATTCATAAGTATCTTTATATTCTTTTGTAAATTATCATATATCGCTCCAACTATTGGGTCATTACCTTCTGTAAGCCAATAGTTACCAAGCTTTTTGACTGTCTTTCTTCTTTTAAATAGATATATTTCAGACTCAACTGTAGGTGCAAATACTTCTCTTGAGTTACGAAAGATTACTCCATTTTCAACAAGTATCTTCTCATCTTTATAAGTTTCATTTATAAAATCTAGTGCTCCTATAACTCTTGTCTTACCTTGTACTGAGTTTTTATATTCTATCGTAGTTTGCTTATAAGCTTTCTCGAATATGACACCTAAATCTTCTTTATATTTAGTATCTATCTTAGTTTTAGATAGCATATGATTTATCCAATTCTCTTTAAAAGTATCTTTATTTTCAAAGAAATGTGCTATCTCACTTGTATAAGTTTTCTCTTTAATTTGCATTTTATCACTCCTTTCTTTTCAAAAAGCTGTTTTTAAAAACAAGTTTTTAAGATATTATAAATAAATTAGGAGGTTTAAAATGGCACAAAATAATGCTCTTGCTGTAGCAACTCTTGTTATGGCTGATGAGAGAACGACGGGTCAAGTATTCCCTACAGATAAACTAGAAACTCTATGTAATCTATATAAAGTACCATTTAATATAGTAAATCAAATATTAGAGGAAGCAAAAGAAGGAGTTAAAACAGCAGTTGATTTTGGAACTGATGCAACTATAGCTATAGCTATCGCAAAGGCTAAAGATATAGATGATGATGATTTAAAAGAAGCAACTGAAGCTTATGCTTTATATGTAAATGCTATTAATAAGCTTAAAGATAAGTATAATGATGAGATTGCAGAGTTTAGAGTTAATATGCAGGAAACTATTAACAAGCTTAGAAATCCAGATGTATAAGATGAGGTGGGGTTTCCCACCTTGTTTTTTTTTTCAATTATATATAATAAACATAGAAGACAAGAGTAAACTCGAATTGGTTGAGAGCTCAATGTCAAAACTTATTTAAAGACTGGGAGGTCGAATTATGAAAAAGAATAGAAAAAATTATGAAATGATGGCGAATGGTTGGTTAGAAACTTTAAAGGATTATGAACCTTGGAGATATAGTGTGATGGAATATAAAACTTATGATAGTTGCTGGGAAAACCAATTAAAGTTATCTATAGCGTTTATTAATAGACATTATTCTGACTTAGAAGACTTCTTAACATCAAGAGAAGTTAATGCTAGAGCTGCTGAAATCTGGAAAAAAGAAATACCATATAGAGTAAAAAGAGTTAGTATGGCTTACTGGGAATCAGGGGTAACTAAATATAACATCGTAAGAAGTATTGAGTCATTCACAAAGATATTCCAAGAAATATCTAGGTTCTTCTCTTGGAATGGTAATGAAAATAATGATGTTAAGGTTACTATAGGCAATACACTAGAAGAATGTATAGGACATCTTAATGAGTATTTCCAAACTATAAGAGTTATACACTACTCAGGACCAGAAAGAGTTATTCCATTTATAATAGCTCTTAGTAAGATTGTAAAGGATTTATATTTACAAGGCTTGCCATCTTTAGGAAGAAGAATATTAACTAGAGAAGAATACAAAAGGATAGCTTCAGTTATTGAAAATATTAAAAGCTATCCTGAATATCATACTAAGGAAGATAAAGATTATATAAAACGTCTTCCATTTGATTTAACTGATTTACCATCTAAGCTATTTGATATGGAGCTATCAGATACTGGACTAGACACTATGTACATAAATCTTACTAATAAAACATCTAATATTGATAAATATATAGATGAATTAGAAAAGATGGAAGAAAGATGGAGAAGTGAATACAACGAAAATCACCCATACACTCCGTCTAGTTCTAACGCACACGCGTACCAACTAGAATCATCTTATGATTTATTCTCAGATGATTAAAAATAATGGTGGGGTTTATCCTCACCCTCTTATTTTTTTTCTATGTTCCTCGAAATAGCTTGTTTTGGATATATATTATAAATGTGACAAACGATTTAATATTATAATGTAAAAGGAAGTGAAAGTTATGACAATAAGAGAAATGAGAGATTTAGGATTTGAAGTGAAAATTCCTACAAAGCAAGACGCTATTCAATTCATTCATATGGTTATAAGTACACCAGTTATAACTGGTAATTGTAAAACCTATAAAGAATTTTGTGATTATGTTAAGCATGATTTTGTAGGAGAAACTATAGACTTTGCACAGCAATTTAGTATGCAACTTTTATACAATATGGTACATGGTGTACTTGAAGAACTAGATGTTCGTGTATTAAATGATTATCAAAATATGATACATTATTGGAAGAAGTATGATATTCATTTTGATAAGATACCTAATAAGCTTATTATTATAAGTGATAAGAAATATAGATTTAATGATATTACAAATAAATTTGAAGAAGTGAAAGGAGAAGATGTAAAATGACAAAAATGCCAAGAGAAAAGGATGTAATGAAAGGATTTAATATGCTTATGAAAATTGATACAGCAAGACCTTATTCTGAGGTAGCTAAAGAATGGAATAAGTATGTGAAATTTACAAGAAAGTATGATTCGGTTGAATATTTTGATATAGTAGAGAAGTTTCTTAAAAATGATGAGGAATTAGAAAGAGATGTAAATCACAAGTTGGAAATGATAGAAACTACACTAATTGTAGGACAGTATGTAAGGGAGGCATAAAATGATAGTAAGAAAAGAAGGAGTAATCAAAAAGCTTTGGAGTGAAATACAGGATAAAGGTTTACCACTTATTGCAAATGTAAGTCCAAAACTATTTATAGACGATTTCTGGGACATGGATAAACTAAATACTCCAGTAGTTTGTACAATAGACAAAGAACCAATAGCAAGAATGCCACTTGCTAAAGCTATACTTAATATGCTTATATTTACAGAACTTCAAAGATTTGAAATACTTAAAGGACAGTATGATAATTTTGAAGATTACATATTTACAGAATCTGGTAATATCAAATCTCAAGATAAGTATATAGATGATATAAAAGAAGAATGCTTTAATAGAATGGGAATGAAGTTCTTTGAAGTTACTGAAGTTGTCGGAAAACTTCGTGAAGCTTTTGTTCAGTTTGCTTGGGTAATTGATAGTAAGAAGATGATGGATATATCATATCTCGATATATTTGAGCTTTGCGATGCTGATGAAACCTTAAGAGATTGGATTCTAAATGGTCCTATAAAGCGTGATGATATGTCTTTATGGGAAGTTGAAGAACTTAAAAAGCACACTTTAGAATATATAGAAAAAGTAGTTGCTGAAAAGAATATTCAACCTTTAAGAAGTTTACTTGAAGCTGGAACTGGAGTAAGACTTGCACAGTTTATAGATTGTCTATTTATGATAGGTACTCGTCCTGACCAAGATGAAGTAATACCTAATATAGAACCTGAGTCTTGGCTTCGTGGACTTCAATCTGAAAAGAGTTTCTATTATGAGTCATATATATCAAGATGTGCAACTATCATAACAAAACTTGATATTCGTGACCCGGGTGCTTTCCAAAAGTATATCTCATATCTTAATAACTCAAACTATCTAAACAAGAACCCTGAGTATATGTGTGATAGTGTACACTTCGTAGAATATGAGATAAAAGACCAGCATGACCTTGATATGTTAAATGACAGAT